CCGAAAAATCTCTCATAGCTTCGATTTTAATCGTTACGGTTTTCATGTTATGCCTTCTCTTTACGGATAGTTTCTACGTCTGAAAGGAAGTCAGCAAACAGCCTGTCGATACTTACAAAGGTCGTACTGAACTCATGAACGCCAATGTGTTTATGATCGCCTTTGCCTCGCTCGTTATCGTAACGCATCACACACGTTCCAGAGACCACGTAGGCCATGCTGTACTTAAAACCATGCTTGCTTCCTAAAATGGCTGGGTCGACTTCCCATATAAGTAATTGTATATATGAGTTTTCATCCAGGTAACGTGTAAATTTCTTATACAGTTTTGCTGACATTTAATCGCTCTCCCTGCGTGTTGTAAATTATTACAACACGCACTCATCAGCGCATCCTGTTTTACCCCATACCGGGATGATATTTACCAGCGGGTTCGCTGCATATCGATCACAAACCGGTACTTCACGTCGCCTTTCAACATGCGGGCAAAGGCCTGTTCGATATCCTCACCGGCAATCATCTCAACGTCGGCGGTAATGTTGTGTTTGCCGCAAAAATCCAGCATCTCCTGGGTCTCTTTAATGCTACCGATCGACGAGCCGCTGATGCTTAAACGGCGGAACACCATTGGCGTAACGTCAGGGGCCAAATGTGGGCGATCGGGAATGCCCACCAGTACCAGACGACCGTTCGTTTTCAACGTTGCCAGGTAGGGATCGAGATCGTGCGGTGCCGCCACGCAGTTGATGATCAGATCCAGCGAGGTCTGGGCCGCTGCCATCTGCCCGGCATCGCGGGACACCACCACATGATGTGCCCCCAGCCGGCGTGCATCCTCGCCTTTTTGCGGGGAGGTGGTAAACAGG